GGGCGACGATGTGCCGCAATTGCCAACCGCTTGTCAGGTTGATGTAGAACTCGTGCGACATGGTAACCACGGGCGAATCTCCACCAGCTTGGTAGAAGTACACGCCGACCTGCCGACCAATCGTAGCGGACAAATACGTCCAACCACCCGAACCACCAACGCGACGTTCTAAGTACGACAGCCAGCCGGCAAATGCCTGCTTCGCTTGATACACCGCAACCGTGTGCGTGTGTGCCGTACCAGCGCTCGCGCTACTGGTTGTTATCGTGTCTTCCAGTGTCGCATTGCCTGAAAACGTCACGCCGACCTGCATCGTGATCCGATAGGCACCCGTCTGCGATACGCTGAAGCAAGGGTCGCCGCTACCGCCAAGGTCAATTCGTGCAACGTGATTATCCGTGCGGCTTCCCAGCGTCTCGTAGTAGCCGAGCGTGTAGTAGCTGGGGCTTGTGCCGATGCCTACCGTTGTCGTCATTGCCGGCATCGTGTACACGTCCTGGAACAGGCAAGGATGTGTTGCCGCTCCAGCCGCTGGTCGAATCCACCATTGCGACCCGTCACGCTCGACGCGAACGATAGACCCGTTCGCGTGCGTTCCTCCATCTGGATCGACCGCGACAACCGACACCTGCGGATCGTACGCCGTGAACGACTTCGACACGGTCGCACCGGGATAGACCGGATCTGGCGACACTGAGTAGTCGCCGAACTCGACAACGTACGCCGGCCCACTGCTGGGGTATGTCGGGTACTCGTAGTTCGTGGTTGTCCTCGCCCAGCGAATCTCGCGAGCCTGTGGCGATGGCCTTCCGTTCGGAACCGATTGACGCACTACGGGAAGTCGCTCGACCTTGCGCACCGCGTCCGCGATACGCTGCGTTGATTGCTGGTCGAATTGTCGGACGGGCTCGCCTGCCATTGGACTAGCTTTCCAAGCAGAAAACGCGGACCTTGCACGCCGCCGCATTGGCCTTCATGCGTAGCGTTTTGCCGCTACCGATGCGAATGACGTGCTTGTCACCGGCATTGAGTTGACACAAGTCCTTCATCGTTCCGCCGTCGCTTACCCCGTACAGAACGTAGTTCGACGAATCCAAGTTGTGCAGCACCGTAAGCCCTGGGGCCGAGACGTCACCAAACGCAACGTTCTCCTCGCTCGTGCCGATCGATAGCACCTGGTCGGACATGCCGGCAGCCGCCTGATCCCGCGTAAGTGACACCTGCGGAAACTGCGCCCGCAAGTTTCCATTCACAACCGACACGCCCACCGACACCGTAATTTCGCTTGCCATCTTGCCTGCTCCTAAGTGATCGGTCCCGGCAGCACGCTCGGGAAGATTTGCGAAAAGTCGTACTCGTCTTCAAGCTCGAACGGTTCTGGATTCCCGCCGATGCCATCGAAGTAAACAGGCGGAATGTTGAGCAACAGACGCGAGCCGAAACCGTCCAAGAATTGAGGCTTCGTCGGCAATTCGCCGTTGACCGTAATCGTCGTGTACTTTGGGAAGCCGTTATTATCGGCAAGTCCCGTCTTCTCACGGAACCCCATGTCGAGCGGTTGATAGTAGTACCCGTCGAAGTTGATCGAGACTTCAAACTTGTTTTGCACGTACGGTTGCCCGCTGCCAGCGTAGGCGATATCCCACGTCCATTGCATCAAACGCACCCTGCGAGCTTGCAAGCCCCACAGAGTCGCGTCATTAACCTTTCCGCGTGCCTCTGCCCACTGGTCCAGATCGATCGTTGGCGTGTTCTTTTCGAGCGACAGAATCAATAGCGGGTCGTCGATAGGTGGCGTGTCCTCGAACGGTTCATCTGCCGAGTTTACCAACGCACGCCCATTGCGATCCTTTGTCAACCACTTCTGCCCGCTGCCAAATGCCCCGCGAACCTTCCACGCCCACGATAACGGGTCGCCGGGTTGATCGTTCGGATCACGCTGGCTGCCCTTGGTGCTGTACTGCACATCGACGTGCCACACAACACGCTTCTCTGTGCGGCGTGCGTTGCGGATCGCTCGGAGTGTGGCATAGGGGTCGGAGTCGTTTCCGTAAACGAACGACGAGCCGTATGGCATCGTGTTACGCACGCCATTCAAGACGGTCTGCGGTCCATCGCTTTCGCTTGTGCAGGTGACCTGCACGACGACATCGTATTGACGATGGAAATCTTCCGTGTCTGTTCCGGTAACCGTAAGAAAGCCAATGTCTGCTACGCTCATTGAATCACGACCTCCACGACTTCAACGGCGTCCTTTAGCAATGACTTCTTGGTCAAGTCGCGAATCTCTTCGAGGGCCTTCAAGCTACGCTCCTCGCGTCCCCGCTGGGACTGCAACGCAACGTCCTCTTTGCTGCCCTTCTGCACGCCCGTAATCGGCCCCTGAGAGACAGGCTTAACCAACTGCTTCGCCATGTCTGCGGCCATGGCATCGAGTTGTTTCGGAGTCGCACCCAACTCGAAGAATCGTTTCAGTTCGTCGGCCGCCTTTTCCTGTGGCGTCTTGAGTTTGTCGAGCATCTTCTCGTAGTCAGCTGCATCCTTGGCCGCCTGCTGTGCCCGGTCCTGCTGGGCCGCTTTCAAATCATCTTCGGCCTGCTTCAATCGCTTCAGTTCGTCCTGCAACGCGATGTAGGCCGCTATCTGGTCTTCATCCTGTGCGCCGGCCTTGATGGCATCCTGTCGCATCTTCGCTTCATCGTTGCCGAACGCTTCCACGTCCGCACGAATCTGCTTGAGCTTGGCGTCGAATTCGTCGGCCTTCTTGATCTGGTCGTCAAGGTCTTTGATCGTTGCTGCTACTGCCTTTTGCTGTGCCCTGTCAATCGCGTCCTGCGTAGCCTTTTCCTCACTGGCTTCCTTGTCCTGCTTGCGTTGCAAGTCACGTTCTTTCTTCAGTCGCTCCGCTTCGGCCGCCGCTGCGTTGATCTGTGCGTTGCTGCCCATGATGCCAGCCAGAACCGCGTTCAATCCGCCGCTGCTATCCAGTCCATCGAGCGACGCCGACACGCCGGCCACGGCATCGTCGATACTCAGTACCGTATCACGAACCACGATCAGCGACGTCAACAAGGCTTGCTGCGTCGCATCTTCGGCCAGGAAGTCGGACATGAGCCCCGCGACTTCGACGACGACAGGCGCAAGCTCGCTGCCGATGGTGTTCTTTACCGACATCCACGACAAGTCGAGTTGCTTGAGTGCGGAATCTGCGTCGCCAATCGCTGCAAACTGACTGTCGGTCAACGCGAATCGCTCCGCGTCCGTCGTGAACGTGTCGAAGTCGTCAATCAGGTTCAGCAACGTCACATCGACTTTGCCGAAGATGTCACGCATGGCCGCAATCTGCTGCGACTTGTTCGGCAACTTGTCGATGGCGCGAGCAACTTCCGCAAACGCCTTGTCGGGTGACATCGCCTGCAACTTGGCGAAGTCCACACCGATCGCTCGAAACGTCGCCACCGCCTCGTCGGGCGGGTTGCCCAAAATGTCTTCCATCTTGGTCAGTGCGTTGAGCAGTTGTTCTGCTGGAGCATCTGCCAGGATCGCCGCGTTCTGCAACGTCTGAAAGCTACTGGCACTGATCCCCAACGCTTGGGCGCTGTCCGCCATCTCGTCGAGTCGCTTGATCGCATCGAGCGTGATCGTGGACAACTCGCGAGCGGCCATAGCGAACGTGGCAGCACCACCGGCAGCCGCGGCAAATCCACCGGCAATGGCTAGGCCAGCGGGGCCGGCTGTCTTGGCGGCGTCAACGAATTGAGTGACGCCAAGCGAGTTCGACAGACGATTGCCAAGCAGATTTTTGCTCGCATCTCCAGCCATCACCAATTCCGCATTGATCGGTGCGACCAATTCCGCGTTGATGATTTTCTTCGACTCTTCGGCTTCCTTGTTGGCTTTCTTGCGTGCCTCCGTGGCAGCGTGCAGCGTTTCCGCCTCTTTCCGCTGGGCCTCGCTCAACCCAAGCTCGTCATACTTGAGCTTGCGCAACTGCTCATCGGTCAGCGTGAGTTGGTTAAGCTCGTCCTGCAATGTCTTGAGGTATCGCCGCTTTCCCTCGTCGCGTTGCTGCTCACGTTTGAGCGCGTCCGCCTGCTCGGCTTGCCGCTTCTTTTCTTCTTCGGCTAGCTGCTTTTCAACCTGCTTTTGCTGTTGTGCGTTGTTGATGCGAGCGTGTGCCGCTTCCGCCGCCTGTTTCTGTGCGTCGCTCAAGCCCAGTTCGGCATACTGCAACTGGCGAAGTTCTTCCGCCGTCTTTGTGGCTGCATTGGCTTCGCGTTCCAGGTCGGCTAAATACTTTTCGCGAGCCGATTCCGCTCGCTGCATTTCGGCAATCTGTTTCGCTGCCGCCTGTGCCGCATGCTCTTCCGCCGCCGCTGCGTCTTCGCGAGCCTTGACGTTGTGCGAAAGATTGCCCTCAAGTTCTTTGATTACGCGCCCGTACTCAGCGGCCGTAATCGTTCCCCGCTCCCACATATCACCCAGGGCTTGCACCTGCCGACGATATGTTTCGAGTTCCGGGGTCGTGTCTGACACGATGCCCTTGAGCAACTTGATATCACGTTTGGCAACTTCCATCGACGCCGCAAAACCGCCTGTCTGGGCTTCGATGGTAAAAGCGAGCGATGCGATAGCGTTAGCCAATGGTCACCCCCGCAAAGGCTTTCGCCATATTTGCCGCCGCCGCATTCCAATCGACTTCTTCCGGATTATCTTCCGGCTCGTCGATCCACGCGAATCGCCGCCGCATGTCGTGCGACGACGTGTAGTTCTCCGCGTCGAGCTTTCCAGCGGCTTGTAGGTGCATTTGGTTGACGATCCTCGCAGCGATTTCCTGCCACTCCTCGCCCCATCCATCGAGTAAGGCGAGTGCTATCATGCTGGCCCGCTCCTCGGGAGTCGTGGCGTCTTCCCACTTGGCGACCGACGCAAAGCCAAGTTTCGCCGCAACTCGCCAGCGAAGTAGCTCTAGTCGGTCGTCTCTTAGTTTTTTGCGGCAGCTTTCACTGCCTGCCAGTCTTCTCCGCAATCCCATCCCGTGTGACGCTTGACGGCAGCCGTGATAACCGCCCAAGGTCCGCCGTCGATCCGATCGAAAAATCCTCTCATCACGTCGTCATCGGTGACACACGGATTACCGTTGTCGTCCACCCACGCCGCGGCAACCACCAACGCATCGAGCTTGTCAAACCGTTCTCGGTCGAGTTCGTGGTTCTTGGTTCGCAACGTCGCTCGAATGGCCCGCATCTCGCCGGCCGTAAGTGACTGGATTCGCATGTCACCCAAGCACGGAACCGGAACCACTTCATAGCGGCGTACGCACACCGCCTGTATCTGTTCTCTCGTAATCGCCATTTCAAATTCGCCTTGTGTATGGTGCCGCGCTACATGACCACAATCCGGCAGGCGAAAACCGGACCATCCAGGCCAAGTAGCGGCGGCATAATCGCCTGTCCGTCGCTAGCCTTCTTACGCGTCCGTGTCGACGTCCTGCGCGGATGGAGCAACCGCGACGACGCCTAGGGCCTTGTCACGCTCGTCGGCACACAGCTTCTCGACATGTTCGACAAGCCGTTGGCCGTATTCCGAAATCGCTTCACCGCGATAGGGAATCCACAGCAACGGAGCGCCGGCACGCTTGCTGACGTACCCGACCTGCTTGAGTGTTCCGCCCGCGTCAACCAACACCAACCACTGGTCGTGCTCGATATTGACCGGCCCCAATGGCGACATCTTGACGCCGATATGGGGACGCAACACAACCTTAAAACCATCAAATTCGCCTGCCATGTCATGCTCCTAATTAGGCTTCTGCCGTCCAGGTCGGACCCGTGAAACCATCGAAACTGATTGTGATTTTTCCGGTCTGGATAATGTTGGTTTGCATGGGCGGATACGAAATCGACGTAATGAATCCGGTTCCAGCCAGATTCGCCGCCGTTACGCCGCCGCCTCCCGGCGCGATCGGCCAAGTGACCGTAATCGTTTCCGCCGCCGTGCTCGTCGCCGGCAGTCCCGTTTTGGCCTCGAAGGCGACATCAAGCGTAATTTCGCCGATATCTTCCAGGTCGCCGGGCATGTATTCTCGCTGCCCGCTGGTGCCGAGGTAGCTGATATCAACACGCGGACGAGCCAAGTTGAGGTTCGTCGGAATGCTGATAAGCTTTCCGCTCCAACTCGTCGTCCCAAACGTGACCGACGCACCGTGGCCCGTGTCTCGGGTTGCCGTAACTGCCATTGTTCAAACTCCTATCAATTGCCGTCCGCATACCAAATCGTGTAAACCGTTCTCGCCCAGTAGTCGTACTGGTCCGATCCTTCAATAGGTGCATCCGCACCGGATGACCTATCCGACTCGCCCACGTAAACCTCAGTCACCGCCGTGCTGCCGAACGTCTTGTTTCCGCCTTGCAAGACTGCATACACAGCCTCGTCCAGTGCGTCAGCCGCTGCCCTGGTCGATCCGAATGCGTACGCCTCGAAGATGTCTTTCGAGATTCCCAGCCGGCCACATATTCCCGTCATGGGGCCGCCGCCGATCTTGCGGTACATGAGGCAAGGAAAGTCTGCACCTTGCTTGATCGCATCCGGGTAGATGCGTGCAGACGTGCCAGTCCCAACGATTGCCGTCACTGTCGATTGCGACTTGAGGTAGGTGAGAAGATCGGCGTACATCGACACGTCACGACCCTCCCTTGGCTGCATTCATCGCGAACGTGCGCAGCGCTGCAATGATTTCCGCCTGCACGCTGTCCCGATGTTCGTTGAATGCCGTTTCGACATAGGGGCGTGGAGGAATGAACGAGCCACGCTTGCCGGTTCCAGTGCGTGCCGCATTGCGTTCTCGCACCCGTCGCCAATTAGTGCGGCGGTTCGTCGTGACACGATCAAACCGAACCGTCTGTTGTGCGTACCGTTTGCGTCCACCGCTGGAAGCGAACGTGCCGCCCGTCGTGTGATGAAAACCAAACTCGACCAAGTGGGCATGGCCGCCGACGTGTTTCTTGACTGGTCCGCCGACGCCGACGATGACTTCGCCGCCACCGTACTTGCGAACAACTGAACCGATTGACTGGGCCAATCGCCGACGACTTGCACGCTCACCACGTCGCGGGGTGTAGCGGATTCCGCCAACGCTCGAACCTTCACGCGGGGCCTTTGCAGCACTGGCTGCCGTGATGCGATTCAGCGCCGACTTGATCGATTTGTCGAGCACCTTGCCGCGTAGCAGCATGGGAAGTTGCGACAAGATGGCGTCTGCTTCGGCAAAGCCTGAAAACGAGATTGCGCGAGTCGTCATAAAACGTCCTCCGCACAATCTAAGGCTAGCTTCTGCACTCGCCCGTTATCCTGGTCGACGTTTCGCACCGCTCGGATATTCAAGATGCGACCAGCGTTGACGCCGTATCGCACTCGCAATCGCATGGATGGCGTAATGTTCGGCAGGTATTGCAACTCGACAACGTGCGTTGCAGTGGCTTCGATTCCGCGGCCACGAAACGTCTCCGCTCCGACGACCATCGTGATATCGCACGGCACATCCTTGTACAGGTCCGTGCCGCTGTAGTCGGGCACCGGATCGCCGGCCGCTTCGCTACTGCGTTCAATGTCAACCATGTCGCGGAATCGTCCGGGCCTCATGGGTAGGTGCTCCGCATGAGTCCTTGAACGATTCGTTCGTAGGTCAACGGAATTTCGGTCGCAATCGTGCCCGTGACCACCGGCGTGCGTTGTTCAAACCAGTGACCAGCCAGCAACAAAATGGCCTGCTTCCATCGCATCGGAACCGCTGCCGCGTTGGTATAGCCTGCGGAGTACGTCACCGTGATTGCGTTGGGCTGACAGCGAATCGACGGAGTAGTCACGTTGTACGCATACCAAACAGTCGGTGACGCTCGGCGACGGTCTAGTGTGTAATTGCTGCTAGCCCACGTCTGCGTCGCGCCGTCGTTGTCTACATACGTGACGGAATCGATCGCCGTGATTGGTCGTTGCGACAACTGCAATCCGTCGTCGCATTCCCACCACTCGTCGAGCGAAACCGCCCACGTGCTGTCAATGCAGACGACGCCGCAATCAGACTCGAATTGCTCACGAGCCGCTTGGAGCAAGGCCACCATGTATTGATCGTGGGCCGTGTATGACGGCGCGATCTGCACATGGTGCTTGAGTTCAGCGACGCTTACCGGCTCGGTGGTTGGGTCCACCGTTCGCTGGGGCGTCATGGCTCGGAGTTCTTCGCTCATCGGTATCGATCGCCTTGGCAATCTGCCGTCGTTCCAATTCGACGAATACGCCGCGCGTCATTTCCGTGAAGCGGTGACCGACGGGCCAGCCGCTCCACGGTTTCAATAGTTCAACGATCATGACTAGACCCGGATGACCGACAAGCAACCCTTGGTGGTCGACGAGTAGCCATTGACGTTGCTCGGCGAAAGAATCGCCACGGCACTCATGTACGTTCCCACTGTGCCGTCACCCGCCGTCGCCGACACCTTGAAGTACCGTTTGCGGTTCGCCTTGCTGATCTCGAACACCACGAACTTGTTGTCGTCCGTCGCGCTCGGCAGCGTTCCGGTCGTGCCGTCGATGGTCGTTCCCGTCGCGGTCGCACCCGTGATGTCGGCGTACGATCCTCCGCTCGTGTCGCACTCTTGGATCTTGAGCGCGGCCATCGCGATATCGGTCGCACCGATATGGCAGATAATCGTGACGTACTCGGCACCTGCCGTGTCGATCGCCGTCGCAGTCCACGCGGCGTTGTCTTTGATGACCTGCGGGGCCACGGCTTCGGCGAACACCAGCCCCTGAATGTCTCGGAATCCCATGTCAAAAATCTCCGTGATTGGTTGTGACGTTCAGAGGTAGCGACTAGCTCGCAGCGGTCTTGAGCGCCACGACAGCGCCGGCAGCGTTGGCCGTTCCGCGACTGTGGAAGTACAGGTCAATACGCTGCGTCGCTTTCATGGCGGTCTGGCCTTCCAGCCACTTAACTTCCGTGGAGGTCTGAACCGTCATGCCGCGACGACGACCGAACAAGCACGCCATGTCGAGGTCGCCGAAGTAGGCGATGATCGTGCTCGCCTGATCCTGGTCGGTCGTCGGCATGAGTTCCGACCAGACTACCGGATAGCCGCGGAACATCGGCGTGAGTCCGTTGCCGAGGTCCATCGCGGTGTTACCGCCAGCCGCGTATTGCAGACGGGCCATCGACTGTTCCCAGCCGGCCTTCGAGATGTACCACTTCGGGCGAATGCCGCCGTAATTCGGCAACTTCGCCATGACCGAACCGAAGTGAACATTGGTCAGATCGGAGAAGGCAAGTTCTCCGGTCGCCGTGGTAACGATCGAACCGGCCGCGACGCCGTTTTTCAGGCCCGTGATGCCCTCGTAGGTGTCGGACGCATCGCCATTGAATAGCGTGTCGTCTTCCTTGTACGACATGGCGTAGGCCATTTCTCGCGTCAGGTCGTTTCCGAGTTGGATCGTGGCATCCTCGCTCAACTCGTCCGACCAGTACGTAAGTGCGTACATCTTCTTAGCGACGAGTCGATACTTGTTCCACACCTTGTCCGTGGCGGTCGCAAGGGCGGTCGCTTCCTTGCCCCAATACGCGGTCAGACCCGACACGCGATAGGGAAATTCCTGCGCGGCCGACGACATCGGCTTGGCCGTGACGTTGCCCGACAAAACGCCGTACTGCACCATCAATTCGATAACCGACGTTTCGAGAATTGTCGGCACAAAGATGCCGCCTTTGCTCGCGTCGCCTTCGCTGTGGGCGTTGCGGATGTTGTGCCCGTTGTTCGCCAGCCACTCGGTCGCCTTCTGGTTGCCGGTCAAAGCGGCCTTGAAGAACTGGCCCGCCGTGAAGGCGTGAAGTTCCTTGTCCGACCCCTTGAACGAATTGATGGCGCCGCTATGCCAGCGGGCTTCGGCCGGGATCGTGGGCCGATTCACCGGGTCGACTTCGTGCTGCACGCCGGCCGGCGCTCGCTTGGCCGCCTGCGCCTTGACTTCGTTGTCAAACGCTTCGGCGCGTGCGATGTCGTTTTTGAGCTTCGCGACGATACCGCTCTTGCCGTCTTCGCCGATGTTGGCGTTGACGACCGCCATTTCGTCGGCAGTCGGCTCGCGACTTTCCTTCTCGCAGAGTGCGTTCACGGCCGCGACTTCGTCGAGCTTCGCGGCCAACTGTTCTCGCAGCTTCGTGACGTTAAGCATGCAATCAACCCTCGATCTGTGCCGGGGTCAAATGCAATCGGGCATGACTCCCGGCGTTCTTGTGGAACACCTTGAGCCACGCCCCTAACGAGAAGCGAAGGCTATGTTTTGCGACGGAACCTAAAAAGGCTCCTCGTCGCTGCTGTCGTCAATCTGACACACTGAACGGCTGTACGTCAAGTGCAAGCGCGAGCAAATTTCAGCCGACGCTCGATGGCCGCCGCCTGGATGCGTGGCGAAACGGATGCCGCTGGCGAGAGAAGTTGCGAGGGAGTTTTCGCGAACTGACCTTCTCGCACGCATGCTTTGACTGCCAGGGGTTGGCCGATTTCGTCCGCAAATTTGCGGGCAACTGCCTCCTGTGCCGTCATCCATGTTTCGGCATCAACCCACGCTTTGATCTGCTCGCGCGTGTTTCCGGTGCGTGCCACGTATTGGTCGAGAATGCCTGTATCGACTTTGTCGAGCGTGTCGGCAATGTTGCGCAACTGAGACGCATCGCCGCTCGCGATCGTCCATGCGGGATGGATCATCATAAACGCATTCTCGGCAATCTTGATTTTGGGTGCAGCCATAGCGACTATCGTTGCCGCTGACGCAGCCAGAGAGTCGATGTGCGCCGTAACGCCACCGGAATACCTCGCCAAAAGCGTGTACATGGCCTGCGCTTCGGTTACAGAACCTCCAGGCGAGTTGATCCGCAAGTCAACCTGTTCCCCGTTCGCCTTGGCGAGTTCGTCCGCCATCCACTTGCCGTCGAGCATCCCGTAGTAACCGGGGCCGATTTCGTCGTACAGGTAAATCGTAGCCATCGCTCAACCTCCTACCGCCACGATGGCGGATGCTAATTGTGAAGCTCGCTCATTCCATCCGCTCGTCTCTACCGCAATCGCCTTTGCCAAATCTGCCTGCGTCGTGACCGATCCTGCCACCGCAAGTAATCGCCGTTCGGATTCGTCCGCCCAGTCCTTGGCTAGCACCGCGTCGCCGTCGCAACCCGTCACGGCGTCGCAGACTTTGTTCGTCCAGGTTTGGTAGAAGTCGCCCACCCAATCGCAGAAGTTGCGTTCCTTCTCGGCTGCATTGCGAACGCGGGACACTTCGGTATTCACGATCTGCTGCACCCGTGCCGTGACGACGCGCGACAGTCGTTCCGCGGCGTTTGCGGGTGCCGTCGCCTTGCTCGCTGGTTGCGTGGCAGCCGCACCACCTGGAGTCGTCGCGGGGTTGTCGTAGCTTTGCCCGCCTGGATCTTTCCGTGCGTTGTAGTCTTCCAATTCGCGCACTTCATTCGCGTTGAGAACGCCGATCTGGCGAGCAATTTGGTAGACGTCGTAGCGTTCCTTCGTGGTGCCTCGCAGTAGAGCCTGCGTCACGAACCGGAAATAGTACGACTCGGAGTTGCGTTCCGCCTTGGTCAGCAGCTTGGCAGCACACTCTTGCTCCCAGCGCGTCAGCCACCGCATGAGGCAATTCAGAATATACGCCTGCATCTTCATTTCGAGCGACGCATAGGATTCTTTCGACGCATCGCCTAGCATCGATTCGACGCCGAACAATAGGCCGATATCCTGCCGGGAGAATTGCCGCCCCTCGATAGATTGGGCTTCCTGGTTGGTCTGACTCACGTTTTGGACCGTGATTCCCTCGCGAAGCAGTCCCGCCTTTTCCGCGTTCTCCGGTCCCGCGTGGTACTCGTTAAACTTCTCGATGAATTCGCGGGCCTTATCCTCGTCTCGAAACACGCCGGCAGGGGCAGACAAAAGGAACTTGACCCGCGCCCCGTTCTTCTCGCTTTTCACCGCCCGCAACTGCTGGGCACACGCAAGCCCCATCGCCTGTCGTGCGGCATCCTTGAGCCCGATTCCAGCGATACCGTCCCGTGATAATCCGAGGATGTGCAGACAGTCCTTGTCATCGACCTTCACGCTCGGATCATCAACCCGTACGTGCCACTTCCGAGAAGGCACCCAGGCACCGCCGATTTGCTGGGCTGGCTGCACCACGATCGACCAGAGCGACGGCTGGAGAATCACTAACTCGCTCGGTTCGCCTCGTCCGTTGCGGATAATCGCCGCCCGCCCGTTTCCGTCAATCAAGGCGTGGTGTTGCACCGTTTCGCGAAACACAGCCGCCGTCATCACGTCATTCGGTTGGTGCCTCATCAACCAGTATGCCGGATGGTTGCGATCAATTTCCGCGTCGTCGTCGCCCTGCCGAAGGTAGAGATTCAACGGTAGCAACCCGACGTGGCCGCAAATGCGACTCAGCGAATACCAGACTGCCGGCAGTCCTAGCACCGATTGCGACGTTACACGTACGCCGGCTTCCTCGTCACCGCCGCTGCCGCCCTCAAACAAGTCACGCAACCACGATTCGATCGGTCCCGGTCCTCGCACCGTGGCCGCTTGCGGTTCCGTCGCTTTCCGTCGCGTCTTCGTTGCCATCCTGCGTTACTCCTTAAACGACGATCAAAGAACCGCGTGCGTCTTTCTCGGCGAACAAGCATTCCGAAAACGCCATCAAGATCGCCACCATCGCGTCGATCTTCTTGCGTGGGTTTTTCTTGTCCGGCATCCACTCGTCTCGATAATTGCGGGCGGTCTGCACGTTGGCCGCTTGCCAGTTCAATACCGGATCGTTTCCGTGGATAATCTTTCCCGTTGGCATTTCCGTAACGAATCGCCGAAACGGTTCGTTGTAGTACCGAGGTGCTTGGGTAAACTCGAACATCTCCAGCCCGTGGACATCTTGCAAACGCTGACACAAGTCGCGTGCGTAGGTTTTATCAAACGCCCATGACTTGATGTGGTATTTTCTGGCTTGTTCCACGATCCATTGTTCGATCGGTTCGCTATCGACCGCGTTGCCCTTGCAACATTCAAGCAAGCCAGCTTTGATCCACGACGCGAACGGCTCGTGCGTCACCTCAAATCCGCCATCGGAGCACGTCCACGCCTTAGCCTTAAGTTGCCACTTGGTAGCGCGTCCATCCTTGCCAAGCGTAGGGAAGCATAATCCCACCGCCGCCCAGTCGTTTGTTCGTCCGATATCAATTCCTCCGTGGCCGTACGCACCATCCGCGACTTGCAACGGCTGAGCGCCGGCCGCCCATGAATCGGGAGAGAACGTGCGTTCGGTCGCTTCCGTCCGCTGGTTGCAATGGTAACGAACGAATTGATTGGTTTTTGTGGGGCTGTTCTTCGCCTCCACGGCCGCCGCTCGAAGGTAGTCGAGCTTGACAGAAACTCCAAGATTTGGGTTTGCCTTGGGCCAGCACGACTCATCAAACGGGCTGTCCTCCTTGTCGATCGAGCACACGTACGCAAACAGCCGATCGTCGAACACCTGCCCCTGGTCGACCGCTTCCACGCATCGCTCGGCGTACTCGTCCGTTTCAATCCACAATTGCGAGTCTGCATCACCTGCCGTCGTGATGACGATTTCGAGCGGCTGACGACGAGCGCCGCCGCCCGTCGATAGCTTCTCTCGTAGCGGCCGATGAAACTCTCTCCAAGCGTGCAACTCGTCCAGAAGAACGCAAGACGGGTTTAGGCCGTCCGTGCCGGTCGAGTCCGATCCCAACGGCTTAAAAAATCCCTCGCTGTAGCTGATTACGTTCGGGCTCTTGCGAATTGACGACACCTGCTTGAGCCACGAACATTGCTCGACCATGCGGCGTGCTTCGTGAAAGAGAATCTTGGCTTGATCCTCTTTCGTGGCTGCGCAATAGACCTGCGCGGCCGGCTCGTCGGGCTCCTCGAAGTACAGCGATTTGATACCCAGCCCAGCCGCCCACGTCGTTTTTCCGTTCTTGCGTGCGACGCTGAGATAGGCCCGCAAGAACCGCCGCAACTTGGTTTGTGCGTTCAACCAGCCGAATAGCGTCCAGGTACAAAATGCCTGCCAAGGTGCGAGGTCGAACGGTTCGCCGGCGTACTCACCAATTGAGTGCCGCAACACCTGCGGAAAGAACAGGCAAGCCCGCGTTGCTACTCCCTCGTCAAAGTACCAGCCCCGCTCGTGCGCGTGCTTCAAGTCTTCGACGTGCCGCTTAACCGCCAACTTGACGCGACGACCGGACACGATGCTTCCGTCGAGCACTCCGGCAATGTAGTGCTCTACCTTCTGCTTCATCTCTTTCGCATGGTCGACGGCTGCTATCAACTGGCCCTCATCGCTCGAAGTTTCGCAAGCGGGTTATCGTCGTCCTTGGGCTTACTGGGAACGTGCAACTTGGCACGATCCACCGGCGTCAGTCCAAGTTTCGCGGAGTAGGCAATGAAGATTCTCTGATCCTGAATCAATGCTCGCTGTACCTTGAATTCCAGCGGTTCCGATGCGAGGTAATCCTGGTAGGCACAAATCCGATCCCACGTTCGGCACGCATCCTCTAATGCCGCGGCGTCAATCTGGATTAGCATGTCATCAGGGGCACACTCGAAGTAGGTCGACCATAGTAGCTTGCCACGTTCCCCCAGGTTCGCGGGCATGTTCGGCCGACTTCCCGAGAAGGATGCGTCCGCGCGAGTGGCGTGCCGATCGGCTCGATAGCCGCCTTCGTGCTTCAGTTTTGCTGTCGGCTTAGGCGGTCGACCACCCATAAAGCCCCCATTTTGACGCTATCTACGAACGGGACCAAGGCGGTCACGCACCCATCCAAACCTACCTATTCGACCACCGGGGATACATTTCATTCCCCGCGTGCCGTTTTCGCTTTGTGGTGCTCGCTGCATAGACTTTGCCAGTTTGTTGCGTCCCAGAACTTGTACACGTCGCCTCTGTGCGGTTCGATATGGTCGACGTCGGTCGCTGCTGTTACTCGTCCTTCTGCCTCGCACTGAACGCACAGCGGAAACTCTGCCAGGTGTCGCAATCGCGCCGCTCGCCATCTCGCACCGTACATGTGATGATGCTTGCCTTGCTCCTTGGATGCTCGCTCATGCCGCGACTTCGGGCGATTCGCCATCAGTCCACAACCTTGAGCGTCGCCACCTGAGTCAATCGATTCGCTGCCGTTGTCGTGGCCCAGAACGTCACCTCGTACGATGCCCCAGCCGTGGCGCTCACTTCCGTCAATCGCACCTGAACGGCCTTGCCGATCGCAATTGTATCGCCATCGCTCACCGTGATAGCGTCCGTGTTGATCGCAGGCGTAGCGACGGTAATCGCACTACCTGCCGTTGTGGTTACCCCCAGCGTCACGCCACCCGATGTTCCGGTCACCGAATTGAGCGTCTCTCCACTCGCCAACAATGGCGTGAAGTCCATCGTAAACAACCGGCTTTCGTCGACAGCCAAGTGCCACAATTCCGTTGCAGTGATACTCTGATCGCTCATGTCACCCTCTCAATGGCTCTAGCAATGCTCGTACGTGGACGACACGCCGCAACGTCTAATCGCTCAACCGCATGTGCTACGTCGATTCTGGTGCGTGCCTGTGCGATCGTAGGCCGTTCCGTGGCAGTCCAGACCGTCTCGACGTCAACGGACGTAGCCCGCTCAATATGGTCGCTGGTTAGGTAGGCTTCGTTCGCCGTAGCAATCGCCGCATTGACGACGCACTCCAGCAGATACGTTTTGCGTAGCGTCGCCGTCTGTACCGTTCCGGTTGCTGATCCGCTCGACAGCGTGACCGAGTAGCCTTTGCCAAGTGTCGCCGAATTGCTTGTACCTGTTGCCGTACTATTCGTCGCAACGATCTTACGAGCACTCGACAACGTGGCATCGTTCGATGTGCCCGTTGCCGTTCGTAACGTGCATGTAAAGGCATTGCTGCGGAACAGCGTTGCCGATTGCGGCACACCTGTCGCGGTTTGACTTGTCGCGGTTAGCAGTCGAGCAGTCGTCAGCGTAGCACTCTGAACCGTCGCCGTAGCGGTTCTTGTAGTCGCAACCAGCGTACGTGCTGTCGTAATCGTCGCCGCGTTGCTCGTGCCCGTGGAAGCTCTCGACGTACACGATAACGTCCGTGTCGCGGTAAGCGTTGCCGCATTGACCGTACCAGTGGCCGTTCGTGCCGTCGCAACCAGGGATCGACCTGCACTTAGGATGGCCGCGTTGCTTGTCCCGGTTGCGGTTCGTGCCGTTGCCGCTAGCGTGCTAGCCTTAGTCAGTGCCGCGCTATTGCTCGTGCCAGTCGCCGATCGACTCGTACAGGTCAGCGAGTAATTGTTGAGCACTGGCCCTTTCGTCGTGATCCCCGACCATCCGACGTGGAAGACACGCGGATCGGTGTTGCGTGCCGCTGGCACCGAGTCCAAATTGTACGCGCCGCCCCACCCGTCATTTCCGCTCAATGGATCGAATCCGCCAAGATTGTATAGCGCCTGAATGCTTCCTCGGCGGATTGAATCGGGGTGCGCGCCATTGGCTAGACTTAGCATCTCCTGGGAACTGAGCGCTACATTCCATAGCGCGACATGCGAGACGGCACCGTCCCAATAAGACCCCGCATTTCCGCTCGAATCTGATCCGGCACCGATGCGAATTTGGGACACGCTTCCCGGCGTAATTGACGTCGTGCCAGTGGCTAGCGAACTTCCATTCTTA